TGTCAACAAATACTGTAGTCGTTCACAGTATTTGTTGAATCTCAGCTCTTGAATGTATGCTGTACCCACGCGACCATCATTGAAATTGCTTTGACTGTCGTCTGCACCTGTAGGCAAATAGCTACTTGGTATGCGTAATCCACGAAACAACTTGTTGGTAAAGTACTTCAAGTCATCAATTTCGCCAATATTCTTACCGCCTTCTAACATTGTGACGTCTGATCCTTTGCCGTCTGCTGTTTTAGGGAAGAAATAATCTTCATTAATGCTTAGAGGGTTGTATGCAGAGTCTATGACATTCTGTCCGCCGCCTGTTTGTGACGGAATACGGCGTTGATGTATCTCGTTTTTAACACGTTCCACAAATGCCATGGCCAAATGGCTGGGCATGTTGCCCACATCAATGTGAAACACCCGGCGTTCTGGAGCACGTTGTATGCGATAAATCAAGATTGCGTCTTCTAAAAGTTCTTTTTGTTTGTAAACTTTGTACACATTCTCTAACAAACTGTTGCCAAATGGATAATTTTGATCCAATCCTTCTGACAAACTCAAATGAATCATGTGTTCTGAATCAATGGCATTTTCTTTAAAACTGACGCCAAAGCGATTGCTGCCTCCGCCGCCCGATCCGCCTTTGCCGGCACCATTCTGACTGACAAAACTACTGGCTGGGCCTGGGCCGCCTGCTCCACTATTGCGTGGATTCATGTTGGGGGTGATCTGTGTAGCAACCAAATGTTCAAAGTTGGGTGCTAGGTCTTTTAAAACATACTGTTCTGGTTTTTTGCCTTCGCTTTCATTCACAATAACTTTGATCAAGTTACTGGGATCAATGTAATTCCACTTTTGATTCTCTGGATCACGGATAAAAAAGCTGTCGCCATACTTGAATGTGTTGCGCACAATGCGGAATATGCGTGTGTCAAACTTTTGTAACTTGTTCCACTGTTGCAAGTATTCGCTAAGGATTTTGACTTCGCTGTTGGTTCCTTTGTTTCTCCACTTGATAGTGAACGGACTTTTACCATCTTTTAGTTTTTGTGTACAGAACTCAGCTAGAATGTCCAAGGCTGCATTGACTTCAGGATCGCTATCCATGACTTCATACTGTTGGTAGCGTTCAATACGATTTGGACTGCCTGTATATACATCTGGCAAGTAACTGGAATAGTTGGTACGTGCTGGACCTGGACGATTACCACTGTTTAATCCGCTGATTGGCCCTAAGTTTTGGCCATTTACCGGCACTGGTGTAAAATACTTTTTCCAAGTCATTTAGTTTGTCCTTAATTTCTACTGCCAGAAAACTTGGCAGAGTTTTTGGCAGTTTTATGGGCCGCGTCAGCAGCGGTTTCACTGTGGTTAATCAATTGGGTCATATGCTTATTTAACTGTACCAGCTGTTCCTTGAGGTCGTTTAGAGTGGCATCTTTGCCCGCAGGTGTTGCTGTCTCTTTTTTGTCTGCTGGTTTGGCTTCTGGTTTCTTTTCTTCTTTCTTTTCTTCGGCTTTGGGTTGAGGTTTAGTGGCTTCACTGGTCTTGGCCGCGGCTGCTTTTTGTTCTGCAATCTTGGCCTTTTGTTCTTCAGCGGCTTTGGCATCCACAATCTTGGGATTGAATGGATCATAACCTCCCACACTGGCTCCCACACTGCCAAAACTGCCAGACATCTTGTTGAACTGTTCGGTTACTGAACCAACTTCTTTTGGTTTGGTTTTGGCCAGTTCGGCCCTGATCTGTTCCATAGCGGCTGTTGGTTGTGCACCCGTGACTTTGGATATTTCAGCTTTGACTTTGTCCATGAGTTCCGACGGTTGTGCTCCCGTGACTTTGGATATTCCAGCGTTGATTTGTTCAGGCACGGACTTAGCTTGAGATCCTTTTTGCACAGCTTCTTGTTCTTTAGCGCCCACTTTGGCAATTTCAGTGGCCTGTTGTACAGATTCTTTTGCCAACTGTGATCGACTTTGTTCTATCTTGGCTTGCATTTCTTTTTCTTGGTCAGCACTAGCCAATACTTTTTGTGCTGATCTAGCTGCTTCAATGCGATCAAACGAGGAATTCAACTCAACTCCAAGTGTTTTGTGTTGAGCTTGTTCAGCTTCGGTCATGGTACGACCTTCAAGTTCTGCTTTTTCTTCTATGGCATCTCTTGCGGCTAGGGCTGCTTTGTTGGCTGCTTGTGCGCTGGCCTGTTCTTCTGCAAGGCCAGCTTTCTTTTTCTCGCTGTCTTCTTTGCTGAGACTGTAAAAATCACCAAACATCTTTTTCTGATTATCAGTCATGCTCATGGTTGCTATAGCACTGAACGCGGCCTGCGCTGTCACAGCATTTTTCTTGGCTTCTTCTTGTTTGGTAGTTTCAGCCAGTTCCGATTTTTTACTGTCTGTAGAGGTTTGTGCTTTTAATTTGTCAATATTTTCAAATACTGCCAGTGCTTCTTTTTGTGTGGCCTTTTGTTGCTCAAATCCTTTGATTTCTTCATTGATTTTTTGTATGCGATTCTGCTCACGCTGTGTTAGCTCACGACCGTCCGCATCTTTTTGTATGTTGGCAATGCGTTGTTTGCTTTCTGTTATCTGCGCTTCAGTTCCACGAATAATGTTTTTCTCATTGTCCAGTTGAACTTGCTTCATCTCGCCTTCGGTTGCAGCATACTTCAGCACTGTTTTCTGATAATCAGACAACACCATCTCCAACTCGCCTTTGCCTTTGCCCGTGTCTACAGGTTTTGCACCAGTTGCTGAACTAATAGTGGCAGGTACTCCGCCCAACATACCTTGCAGTTTGTCTAAAGGAATAACAGCTTCGGCTTTGCCACCTTCGCCAATGGTGGCATCAGTACCACCCGGTTTGGGTTCAACAATGCCGCCGTCAGCCAGTTTGGCTTTGTTTCCTAATTTACTAGTATCAGATGGAGCAGCGCTGGGTTTGCCGTTGAACAATTCGTTTGTTGCTTCTTTAGGTGCTGCTTTTTGTGCCTTTTCAGCATCGTTCATTTTGGCACTCTTGCCAACAAATCCCAATGCGTCTTTAAATCCATCCAATGCTGCTTTGCTGCCGCCAAGTTTACCATTAAGCTGTTCAAAGTTTTGTGCCATACCACCAGCTTGAATAGTGGCTTGTCTATTGGCTGCATTTAATGCCTTTGCAGTTTCTGTTCCTTCATCTTGCACAGCCTTACCGTCTTTATCAACAACAGGTTTGCCATTCTCATCAACCTTTTGGTCCTTTTCCATAGCAGCAGCTTCTGCAAGCTGATTTTTTCGACCTTTGGCATAGTCACCGTCTGCATCTTGTGCAGCTTTTTGTGCAGCCTGTAAACCCTTATATCCTGAAACTTGCCCTGCAATGGCTGCTTTTTGTTCAGCAGTACCAAACTGCATCATGTCATTGTATTGTTTGCTGGCCATGCGCTGATTGATTGCAGCCTGAGCTTGATCCAAAGCTGCCTTGGCGGCTTCTTTTTGTTCATCATCCTTGGCATTGATCATCATCTTGGTGGCATTTTGGAACTCAGTACCAGCAGAGCCTAATGCTTCCATCTGTTTTAAACCTTCTTTGGTTCTTACACCACCACTTGCAATTTCTGCTGATAAACTTTGAAAGCTAGGCCCAAAACCAGCCATTTGTGTTTTGAGATCTTTGTATCCTGCAAGTTGCTCTTTAGTCATCTGCATTTGCATCAAGATTTCGTTGGGTTTTTGTTCTTCTGCTTTTAATGTGTTTGCTAATGCTTCTCTGCTTTGTCCAGTTATCTTGCTAGTCGCATCTAATTCAAATGCCAATTGACCTGCGGCAGCTGCTGCTTCTGCTTGCCCAGCGGCAGTTTTTAAATTCAACTTGGTGTTGTTGCTCATGCTGAGAGCAGTCATATCAGCTAATTCTTTACCACGGATACCAATTGCGTTTAGTGCTTCTCCAGCATTGCTTTCAATTAATGTCTTTTGTACTTTGCTAAATGCTTCGGCACCGCGCTGACTACTGCCTGCCAAGCCGCTCATCAATCCGTCAGTTTTTTTAATTGTTTCTGTAAATTGTTCTGTTGTTAGGCCAGCATTACCTGACATTCTAACAAATGTGCCAATGTTGTTGGCACCAATGCCTAACTCAGCACTGGCTTTGTCCATATTGTTTTTTTGTGTCAAGAATGCAGTTGCAAGATCTTTGCTCATGCCAGCAAGTCCTGGTAAGCCAACAGCACTAATTCCAGAAGCCATAGCATTAACTGCGGTGCTGGCAGTGTCAGCACCGGTCGTTAGTTTCTGAAATCCAAAGTAAAGTGGTGTGACAGCTTCGGCAGCTTTGCCTACTCTTTGTACGAAACCGTCTACTTGAGTATTATCAATTTTTGGAGAACTGCCACTGGCTGGTGCAGAATTGCCACCACTAACTTTTGATGAAAGCCATTCTTTAAGTTGTTCTAATTCAGATGCCATGAAAAAAATCCTGGTAAAATATACGTATATAAATACTACATAGTATATTTATCTGGAGCAATATATGGCTACAAATCCTTTACAACAGTTCTTTAGACAACCTAAAATTTATGTCAAACTACCCAGCCAAGGCCTATACAACCGGCCAGGCACATTTCAAGGTGATGCCACAAACATGCCAGTTTATGGCATGACTGGTATGGACGAGATTATACTTAAAACACCAGATGCATTGTTATCTGGAGAAAGCACAGTGAAAGTTGTTGAAAGCTGTTGCCCTAACATCAAAGATGCATGGTCCATGAGTATTATCGATCTCAACATGATTTTTGCAGCCATAAGAATTGCAACATTTGGCAACGACATGGCAGTTGTACACAATTGCCCCAATTGCAGCGCTGAGAATGAATATGACTTGGATCTTGGCCGAATTATTGAACATTTCAATAAATTCAGCTATGATAACAAAGTTGAATTAAAAGACATGGTCATAAAAACTAAACCATTAAGTTATAAAGAAAGCACAGAATTTAATCTTAAGAATTTTAGATTACAACAACGCTTGCAACAAACAGAACAAATTGAAGATCAAACAGACCAGCAGGTTCGTATAAATGAACTGTTTCAAGAATTATCCGTTATTCAAAGTGATTTATACAAAGCCAGTGTTGACAGTGTTGAACTCAACAATTCTGTAGTCACTGATACTAACTTTATTAGCGAATGGTTAAGCAATTGTGATAAAATTGTTTATGATTCTATAAAAAATCACATAGAAAAAAATAGAGAACTTTGGAAAAGTCCTAACTATCCTGTAAAGTGTGATACATGCAACAACGAAACCAGCATATACATAGAATTAGACCAAAGCAATTTTTTCGGGAAAGCCTGATTAGTTTATCCGTCCAGGAAATACAAGACAAATTAGTCGGGCTAGAAAGAGAAGCTAAACGCTTCAAAGAAGATTTATTTAGAATCAGTTGGTACATGCGGGGCGGCGTTACTGTAAACGATCTAATGTATATCTACAGCTATGAAGACCGAGAAGGCATGTACGCAGTTATCAACGATAACATTGAAGCCACCAAAGCAGCACAAATGCCGTTGCTTTAATTGGGTGTCCAGCCAGAAGGTTTAGGAAGGAAGTTAGCAGGATTTTTTGGATCCTGTATAAAAGTAGGTTGACCAGGTTTACTGATCCATCCAGTGATATCGTAATTGTTGATTGTGTTGGGATCATTGTAATACATTTTTCTTCCCATGGCAGTTTTTCCGCTGCCTGATCCAGACATTTGAGATGCACTGGCTTTGTGCGGGTCGTAAGGTTCATCTGTTGCTGTTGTACCTGCACCATTAGCAGGTGTTGATGTTGATCCAATATCTTGTTGAGCAGTGTTGCCCGTTGTTGAATCTTGTGGAGCAGCTGCAGATCCAGCAGCTGGAATAGTGTTTCCTCCGGTTGGATCTAAACTTCTTAATTTTTCAGTAAACGGGCTCAACACTCCGCCAATGTAATCAGTTACTTCAGGACCCATGACACTCAAAATACCAGCTGCCAAACTTTCTCTACTTTCCTGGGTGCCAAAATAAGTCAATGCAGCCGCTGGCCCAAGTTTACTGACAATAGCACCCACTCGCGGAAATGCCGCGCCAATAAGTTTGCCCGCTACCCCAGAAAATACTTTGCCTATAACAGCAGCAGTTAATAATCTTGCTTCGTTACCGATCAGTATAGTGGTTTGACGATTGACCCATGCTTGAAAAGTTGCTTGATCCCATTCACGTGACTCTAATTTTTTTTGTCCCAGTTCAACTTGTTTTTTGTAATCACTCCAAGGACCCCATAATTCATATATGCCCCAAGCATTTAAAGAATATTTGGCAGCTGTAAATGCCAAATCTCCGCCAGATTTGATTCCAATTTTTCCCAATAATTCTCTACCAGGCATGCTTTCAGCGTGACTAATTGCCTTGGCTTTGATGGCTGCGTCGCTGTAATATGGATGTGTTTGTAAACCCAGCCTCTCCATGGCTTTTTCACGACTAAAACCTGATCTAACTGCTCTAGCAATGGCTTGTTCTTGTGCAGGAGTAGGAGTGGCAAAAACTTGTTCGGCAGCTCTGGCCACTGAAATGCCTCGAGATTTGGCAATACTGGCAATGTATTCGCCTGCTTTTTCGGCAAATTCAGTTTTGCTACCCAGCCTACCAGTAACTGCCTTGCCTAAAGCTCCAATGCCTTTGTACAGCAAATTACCCAGACCCTCATCTAGATTATTTTCAGAGATTACTTCATAAACTTTCATATTCATTGTCCTATGTGATATTTATCTGCACACTAAAGAAGAACTTGCGTTCTTCTGTTCTTCGCTTTCGCTCGAACTATTCTTCTTTTTAAAGTATTATAATTAAACGCGAAGCGTTAAGATATTATCTAGATCGTTCAGTCACACTTTGCCCTGGCGGGCAAAGCAGTTTTGGACATTATCTGAGTCGAACAATATCACTTAGCGTTAGCACTAAAACGTAGGCGGTCATCCTGTACCTACTCATGCTGTCTTTGTATGACGGCGGGCTGGCTGCATACGCTAACATGCAACAAACCGTGGGGCCACAACCCCTCTTTTAGCCTGGAAAAATTTTGCTGTTGACTAAACGGATTCTGTAGGCACGTTCCATCAAGGTCCTGTAAAGGATACTAATCAACATCTCTGTCACCAAGCAGAACTACCTTGCCGTCACACATCAGAACGGATTCAGGGCAC